ATTTTGAATAATGTTGTTATTAGTATCAATAAACGAAAATGTACCATTTGCACCATTTGCGGCTTCACCGTCAGAAACTAAATACTTAACTTCAATAACATTTAGATGGTTTAGCCTTTGGCCAAAAATACCGTTTCCAAACGAAATTTCATACAGTCCTAGAAAGTTTTCATTTATAAAGTATAGGCGAGTGTTACCATCAACCAATTGTATGTTTGTAAATCTTTTAAAAATTAGTCCGTTGGCGCTGCTAGAGTCATCATATACTCTAACCTCTAATGTAGAAAGATCGACATTTTCATCGTCAATTATATACTTTTGTGAATCGTCACTACCGTTTACTTGATATCTTTTTGTAACGGTTTGACCTTGTCGTATTTGCACAGGTTCATTGTATACTGTTTCGTTTCCTAACGGTACAATCGCATTCACATAATATCCGTTTATTTTATTTAAAAGAACGCCATCATCAAAAGTAAATACATAAGAAGTATCATTATAAAGAGTACTTAATCTTATATCTTTACCAATAAAAAGTGTATCTGCTGAGTTTTCTTTAGCTGTTAATTTTAATTCAACTAATGCTGTTGGAGACGTTACACTGCGAGGAACATATCCTAAAACCTTTGATGCCGAAACAACGCTGCTGCGTAACTGTGCACTTTCAATGAATGTTTCATTTACTGCTGTGTGTGCTAACAGCGCGTTATAGTGCGTGTTATATGATAGGATATCAATAAGAGTGTTTAAAGAAGATCCTTCAAAATCATAATCACTATACACGGATTCGCCGTTATCATTTTTTACATTTTTAAAATAATTTACTAAATTACTTTTAATTTGATCAAAATCAAGTTCTGTTACTTTTAATTTGGTAGCTGACATTATCTTAAGCGGTTTAATATAAACTGAATGGTTTCTTGACGAAAATTTGATATGTTAAATGTCATACTTATTGTATAACTGTTGCGTTCACTGTTGTCAGAAATATCAACAGTTACTTGAGAAACACGTGGTTCGTATTTAGATATTGATTGCTCAATTTCGCGTTTTAGTGCAATTGCCGTAAATGGGTTAACATTTTCAAACAGAAGGCCTCTTACACCAGAGCCAAATTCAAAATTAAATAGCTTTTCGTGTGCTTGTGTTTGTATTATATTTTTAACAGAATTTTTTACAGCATCAATATCTGTTAGAGGTACAATATCTCCTTTATCAAAATTTCCTTTTTTTAAACGACGCAATGAAAAGTCCAAGTCAGCAAATTTGGTGGCTGGACTTATAATTGGAATGTATCCGCTTTTATTATAATCGGAAAGAATGCTATTCATTTATTGTATTTATACCGTATTACTGTTGCTAAACTTACGCTGTGCAAGTTTATATTGCGGAGCATTTATCTTATTACCACGTGATACTAAGTATACATGAACGCCTTGCATATTTTTATATAACTCTGGAGTAGATGTAAAAATGTCAACTTTTTTATATGTTAACTCAGCATTCCCAGTATCTTCAACAACATATATTCCTTGTGGGTTTTTGCCTGTTGGATTGTATGCTGTTCCATCTGGATTTTTGAGAGCTAATATACTACCTCCTGGAACTCGTGTACTAGCACAACTCTTATCGCTTTCTAATCTATTTCCGTATGAACCTGTATATGCATCAGATAAATTTAGTGTACCAATCCTAAATGTTTTTCCTTTGCTATTTGTATATGTATTGCCAGCTGGAATGTTTTTACCTTCAGCTATATATTTTGCAGTAAGTTCTGGTGGTCTCTGCTCTGGTTTAATGTCAAGGAATGTAGTAAAATCTTTATCTGGGCCACTGTATGTAGTAACACCTGTACTTAATATTGAACCATTAACAGGTCCTGTACCATTTCTCATATAAAATGTTCTTATGATGTCTGCCTCATTTTTAATAATTCTGCCGGCACTGCCAGCTTTTTGCATAAATTCTGAAACCATTAAAGGATCCCAACTAGCATTTTTTACCTTTTCAATTTCAACTGCATTAAGATATTCAGCATAATAAGATTCATCTTTAGTGGTATCTGTTGTTTTTGAAATTTTAGTATGATATGATAACACTAGCCCATTTAAAACACTAATCATTATTGAATAACCAGGTTGAGCTGTGCGAGCTGTATCTTTGCTTATGATGTCTTTGACTCTAAACATTAGGTCATCATAGCGGTCTTTAGTTTCAATTTGAGCATTATCAACTACCACTATATTATTATATTGTGGAAAAGGTTTTGGTGGGTCTAACGAGTCTTTAGCAAATGAACCAACAAGTCCTCCTTGAGTATTAATATTGGGTGCGCTGCAAATATCAATGTTTCCAATATTTGCAATTAGTTCACCTATATTATCAACTGCGGCGCCAAACTGTGCAGTAACTTCATTTATCTTTGCGAGTTGTTCTGCGCCAGTTAAGTTAGATATACTTGCTAATGCGGCTATTAAATTTTGAGGTGTTGGCTTTAAGCTTAATATTGTTTTTGCCAAATTGACATATGACTGAACAGCGCCAATCGCACCTATAATAGTAACAGCATTTGGTATTGATAATATTAATGACAGCGCCTTTTTGGTTGCGGCATCAACTAATCGATCTTCAATATTTTTAGCACAATCCATAATAGATGAAACTGCACTAATCTTTAAATCCTTTGCAATAGCCGATACATCTAAATTGGCTACAGCACCTATAGTTCCATTTAGTTGGTTTGCTTCGTTTTGTAAATCACTATTTTGTTGAGTTAACTGATTGGTATCAGTTTGCAAATTATCGGCACTAGTAATTAAACTTGCAATATCTATTTTAATTTTAGGCGCATCGGTTGAAATAATCATAATGTTATGTTAAATTTATGGAAGGCCTCCGCCAATCGGGAACAAAGTAATTTCGCCAGTTTCAGTGTGAGTATGACCACGCAGAGAAACCAACCCAGCAAAGGTATTTGTAGTAGTCACAATACCAGTAACACCAACAGCACCAGTAATACTAACAGCACCTAGAATACTCGCAGGGCCTGTATGATTAAGAAATCCAGAGGAATTGACTACGGTTGATCCAATATTAATAAAACCCATAGATCCTAAAGTTAGTCCAACAGTCGAAACTATTGCGGCTGATTGACCACAAATTTGAACACTGTTGCCAGTTACCATATTTTGTAAATCACCATTTATTGTTTGGTTGGTTGTGCCACTTGTGATTGTTGACGCACCATTAATAGTTTCACTTTTATTTGTCGCGGTTGAAGATATTTTACCACTAACATTTACTGCATCATCACCTCCAACTTCGCTAAGACGATTACCTCCAACCTTTGTGCGTTTTATACCTCGCACGGTTTCATTCATATTACCTTCAACATGTAAATTATAATTTCCTAAAACGGTTGTATTGCAGTCACCAGCAATTGTTAGGTTAACACTACCTCCAACCGTAATGTTATCATCCTTAACAATCATGGTGTATCCAGAACCGGTTATATGTAAAACTCGACCACCGCTAGAGTCAAATGTTTCGTATGATCCACTTTTATGTTGACGGTGTATTCTTTCGGCCCCAAGTGTATCATCAACTTCAAAAATATGGCCACCTACTGTTTTTGTAACATGGTTAAACGGGTATACTGATTCATCCGCTCCTAACGGAGAATTCCATACACTATTTGAAATGTCATCACTCATAAGAGTATTTATTATGCAAGTGTTATTGCTGATTTTAGTATGGACAACTTTCTAGTTTTCAAAAACACGCCTTCCTTACCATTAGAGAATGTATTTCCGTCAATTGATTGAAATACACCTGCAGCATCAGAATCAGAAACAGCTATACCAACATGGCTGCTAGCCAAAACTACAATATCACCTCGCTTAACATGTCTTGGGTTATATCTTACTTGTGTAAAGGTTTGCTTTTCGGCCCATGTATTATATGCAAAGGCGCTTGAAGTATTTGGTAATGATGCTGGTGGCAAAATATTTGACGTCTTTATACACCATGAAACAAATGCTGCACAATAAGGTTGACGTGCAGCATAACCACCACGGCCATAACTTGTAGCGCTCCAATATTTTTCAATGCCAGCTCCTTGATTTTTTGACGTTTCAATTACACCTATTTGTGATTGCGCGATACCAATTAATGTATCTACTGCGCCTCCTCCTATATTTGTTGCAGCTGGAGTTTCTTCAAATGAACCTAATACATTTTCGGTTGCGCCGTTTATATTTCCAAATGTTGAGCCTACACCATTTTGATTTAACACAGATCCACCTACGGTTCCGTTGGTTGATTCTATTGGTATATCAGCTCCAACATAATCGCCAAACGTTCCATATGAATC